ATAGCTATTTACTATGCCACCAAACGTACCACCATTAAATCTTATGTCTTGTGCTAATTGTTCATACTCATAAATTATCATCGGTTTAGGAACGTACTTGTTTCCATCTTGATTAATTGTTTCTCCTATCTGTAAATTAGTGCCTTGAAATCTTTGCATCATCATATTTTCAAAAGGCAATTCTACTTTGAAAGCACCACCATCATAGTCAAAAGTATTCTTCGTGTTTCCGTAGCTACGTCCTGTAAGATTTTTAAATATTGTATTTGTAGCACTTTCACTTTCTTGGTAGTTAAATTCTATTGTTTTAAATAATTTAAGCCTATCAATATTTATGCTTTTGATATCGGTGTATTTCGTGATATCTACAACTGCGCCTTTCGCATACCAATCGTCTAACGGCTCAACTTGAAAAACATTTTCTGCCGTTCCGTAACAAGTTAAATTAAACATCTTTAGAACTCCTTTAAAGAAGTCGCTTACGGTCATATCTGGAACGTAGTTAACAACATTTAACTCGTTTGTTAATGTCATTGTAGAAGTTGCATTATATTTATTGTTTACAAAGTTTGTAGCTATGCCAGAAGTGTAGATTGCATTTTGCCAATATCTAACATTAAAAGAAATGCTAATGCCCTCGGTGGCTCTTACTCTAAACGCATATTGTTTGTTTAATGTACTTTCATTGTTATCAGACGTTATTTGCCAAGCACCACCACCTTGAAATTCTATTGTTTGAACTACTTGATTATTCAAAAGAACATCAATATAATACGTTACAGAAACATCACTTACACTTGTAACAGTTATATACACTTCGTGATTAAAAAAAGAAATGTAATCTATTGAAGTAGCAGTTGGAAATGCTTCACTAAAAGTAACGTATTGATATGTTAAAGTGTCATTTGCTAAACTAAAATAGTCTTGATATACTGCCGTTGGATTATCGTTGCTTGGATTTGTACTTCCAGAAGTAATATCTATTGTTTTTGCTCCTGTTAAAAAAGTGAAATCTTCTGCATTTTTACAATATAAATATGCATTACTAAATCTTTTATCTGCAAAAAAAGTTCCACTAAACGTAACATTATATCTTGTTTGTATAACATTGATTAAGGCAAGTAATTTAATAGCAGGAAATAATTCATTATACAATACGCTGCCTGTTCCTGTTGGACTTATATCTGTGCTTCCACCTGTTCCATAAGTTATATCTCTATTAAAGATTAAAGGAAACCTAACACCATAAGTAATGCTTCCATTTGTTATTCTGTCTTGAACTGCTGCGCCATCATACGCAAAATTGTAGAAATCAAGCTCTGACATATCAGCCAATTTATCGTCTTGAAATTTATCTTTAAGTGCCAAGATATCGCCATAGAAAGTAATCTGATAGCTATACGGCTGGTTATCTTTTACTTCCGATTTTTCTAAACTTATTTTTCCACGCCTAAATGTTGTTAAGTCTATTTCTATGTATGCATCTCTTCGGATGTTGTGGTCAAAGATTGTATTGATATCTTGTAAATCTCCAATATCACTATTATAGAAATGCTTAAATATTGCATCATTTTTAATTGAACTCGGAACACTAAAGCTTTGTGAATAGTCAGTAAATACTTTGCTAATATCTTGGATATCTTGTTGCTTACTTGTGACGCTTATTATTTCGTCTTTAAATAAATCAAGTCTTTGCCCCTCTATATATACTTGTACTGTTCTCATTAAACTACATTGTTAATTAGATCGTAAGCAAATTCAAATTCCATTTCATAGTTAATCATTCCATCGTTTATTCCTACTTGTTTTTGAAGTGATTTAGTTTTAGCTTTTACAGGAGTGTAGTTCGTGTTTACCTCGTAATCTAATAGAAGCACCTTTTCACTCAATAACATCTGTTGTATATAATCGCCATAGTCATCATTTACCCATCCTGTGTTTAGCTTAATAGTTTCTTTTGCGTTTATGTTAAACTCCTTGAATTGTCCATCTCCAGATAAGTTAGGATAGTAAGGTAATGCGCTTGGATTGAATTTGTATTCATTCGTCTTTACATTGATACTTCTTTTCTTTACTTTTTGAAAGAATATTCTTGACCAACTTCCGTATCTGTTAATAAAGTCCACAACTACTGGCTGATATTTTGGCTCGCATTGTGGCTTGAAATATGCAGTCCAACGTTCTGTTGTTCCACCTAATAAAATTTCTACTTTGTTACCGTTTGGTGCGTAAGTTAAATATGCCCTTGCATAGCTTTTTACTCCATCAGTTGTAGCCGTTTCTGTAAATGTTGCGCCTGTTACTAAATCAGTATACTTAACAACATCTCCGATACTTAACTCACAATCGAAAGACCCCCACAAACCATTACCTTGTGTTGTTGGTATTGTAGCATCGTAGTTGTAAAAATATGTACCCTCATCTAAAAGTGCTATTGGTGTTGTTGAATTGTATCCATCCATATAGTAGTTGTAGCCATCTACAAAAGTTCCTGTTTCTGTTGTATCTAATACATACGTTCCACCTATCAAGTTATATGATTTCACTTCATAGTCTACTAAATAATCCGTGTTTGTGTCTATGCCATAAGCTAAACCTGTTGCACTTTGCCACACCGTAAAAGAATAATACTCACGAACATAAGGCGAAATATTATAAAAAGTTTTAGTGTTGTTAGACGCAGGAATTAATTTTGATAGTGTGTAAGTTGGATTTATAGTGCCTACATCAGCACCTAAAAATAATTCTATTTTACTTCCTGTTTGTGTAGCATCGTCTACTTCTATAATGTATGGACTTCTTGATAATTTCATTTTAGTTGTTTAAAGTTTTCTTCAGTAATTTGATTAAATAGTTTTTCCATATCAAAGCCGAACATTTCCATAAGTTCATCTGGAAGTTTATTGTAATACTTTTCAAATGGTTTAGTAAAAAATAAACTTGGCTTTAAGCCTTTTGAATATATACTTCTTGCTATAATATAACCCATACTCTTATGGCTCATAAATCTACCTGTCTTTTTGTCTTTCCATTGAAAGCCTTTACGCTTGGCCCATTTAGCCATAATGCCAGACATTCCACCGTTTGCCTTTCCTATTAGTGAACTATTTGTTCCAAACTTATAAGGCGATTTATTTTGTCCGTTGCCTTTGTTAGAACTTTTATTCCCTTTTACACCTTTATCTTTATAAAATCCGTACTCATCCATCTCAAAAGATATTTGAATACTATTTTTAGATTCTTTAACATACCCCTTTAAACTATTTGCAAGATTTCCTGTATCTCTTGGAATACCTTTTTTTGCTTCACGGATTACATTATCCTTGAAGTCATCTAATAGTTCTTGTATGTTATTAAATTCTGCCATTAACAAATAGTCATTGAATTGCCAATTAAAATATCACAGGTTAATGTTGCTCCTGCAAGTTTATTCTCAAACCTTTCTGTAAAAAATTCTGCCGTTGGATTACCATCTACTTGAAAGGCATCTGTGTAAAGTGTGCCTCTTCTTAATAACTCATACACTCTATTTAATACTGCCATCATAGTGTTTAATACATATAGTTCGTTGTCGTTGCCATCAAATTTATTTGTTGTTTCGTCTTTTGATATGTCTGTGATATCCATAGCAAGAATACTGATGTTGTATCTTATTACGTTTTCTTCAAACGTGGCATTGTTTACGATCAAGTGAACTAAAGGAAATATTGTTTGCTTGTTTAAGTCAACGTCGAAGATATCGCCTTGTGTAACGGTTTTTATTAGTTCATCGTTATCGAAGTGTGTTTTTAGTTTGTCTATTATATCGAAGTAGTTCATAATTATTTCATTTGTCTTTTTAGTTCACGGCTTTCAATTTCGTTTTTTTGTTTGACGAACGATAAATAGGTAAGACATTTAGTAAGTCCGTATTTTGTAACTGTGTCAAATTTTGTAAGGTCATTTCCAGAAAGTCCATATATTGATGAATACCAACCCCATCGTTTTCCAAACTGAACTCTTTCCGAAAATTCGTTAAATCCCTCGTCTTCGTCAGTTCGTTCCTCAAATAAGTTAGAGTAGCTTGTAACAATTCGCTTCCTAAACTCCAAAAAAAAACACTGGCACTTATTGCAACATCTAAAGGCGCAAACCTCATTAAGTCTTGCATATCTTCGTTTGGCTCATATTCTATTATAGAATACTTGTCTTTGTGCTTTTCTTTAATTGGCCTAAACATTACTGCCATCGCCTTGTGATATGTACTCCAATCTTTTAAATGATGTTCTAAATCGACATATTCTCCGAAGCTGATGTTTTCCAGATTAGGAATAAATCCAAATTCAACGTTTTTTATTTTAAAGTTTCGTATCAGTTGTGGCTTTTCACTAAACACTTCTGTAAAGTGCTTGATCAATCCGTTTAAATCTTTTAGTTTAATCTTTGCAACTTCTCCTAATTGTAATCCACAAAATATTTGTATCATTTTATTGGCAATTAGTTCTTCGTCGTTACTCTTTTCTTTCATAGCTACAAACTCTTGATACCTACTTAAAGGTATTTCGCTTAATGAATTTGGCAGCAATATATCTAACTTCATATATTAATAACTTTTTTTTCGTGTTTTTGTACTTTACAGATTAAAATAGTTTGTATTCGTTTTCTTTTATTCTTTGTCCTGCTATTTTAAAGTATTCGTCATTCATTTCTATTCCTATAAAATCTCTATTAGTGTTCTTACAAGCCACTCCTGTTGAGCCACTTCCCATTGTTAAATCCACTACTAAATCATTTTCATTGCTGAAAGTCTTTATTAAATCTTCTAAAAGTAATATAGGCTTTTGCGTTGGGTGGTGTCCGTCATAATCTTTTTTGTATTTAAGTATGTTGCTTTTGTATTTTTTACCCTCCCATAGGTTAAAAGTGCTTTTCATTTTATTCTTAAATGCTTCATCTTCAATTTTCAATTCTTCATAAGGTTTGTTAAAGTACCCTGTTTTTTGTAGCCTACTATAAGCATCTTGTGTTGGCATACTAAAATATAAACGAGTTCTACAAAGCATATTATAAGCCATTCCACCACCACCTTCAAAAGTAGTTTCTAAATAATCCCTGTTAATTTCTTTGTAAGTCAAACCTGTTTTTTCATATTCGGTGTAAAAATATTCTCTTAATGGGTGTGCTTTTTCAGTATCTTCATTTTTACTAAAAACTAAAACATCTTCAATATAACTTACGGGTGCTTTATTAGCTACTAAACAATTTGCAAAATGCATTTTATCCCAATACATATTATAGCAATGTGGTAAGTTTGGTATTGCTTTACTTATTAATTCAGTTGTAAAAGGTTGGTTTGCAGTTAAAACCATCTTACCGTTTTTTCTTAATATACGGTTTGCTATCTGCATTATTTTATTAGTATCTATTACATTATCCCAATCTGCATTGCTTAAATGTTTGTATTTCTCCATATCTCCACCCATACCTTTAACCGTACCATAAGGCAAATCTGTTAATATCAAATCAACACTACCACTTTCTATTTTATCACTTTCAATTAAGCAATCTCCTTTTCTTAAATCAATCATAATATATTATAGCTTCCGTAATTCTTATTCATTCCTAACGTTTCCATCTCGTGATAACGTACTGCATCTATTGCGTGATTGAAATTATCTATCGGTTTGTTAAGTCGTTTTCCTGTCTTGTCAGTATCCCAGCAATATGATCGAAGTTCTTTGATTAGGTTTGTGCTATTAGAAGTGACTAAATAGTTTTCACGTTGCATAACATCAATACCGTAATTGATACTATCACGGCCTTTCGTAACGCCTTTAATTATGATTCCATAACGTTGTATATCTGCTATACTTTTTGGTTCGGCACTATCTGCATAACAAGGCACGTTGCTTGGAAGTATTTTTGCTATGTCACTATTTAATAATCCTGTTTGATAGGTTAGTTCATTTAGGATTCGTGTTTCGTTATGTTTGTAGACTTCTATAATTGATGTCGGATCATTCGTGTAACCGAAGTCAATTCCTATGCCTATTAGCCTGGCATCTTCTGGAATTGTATCTATCTGTTTCCAATTACTAAATACAACGCCCTCTAATTGCCCCATTTCGCCATCTACATAAACACGCACCCAATTCTTCCAATAGTTACTTGTAGCTGCTTTCTTGATGTTCTTTTCTATTTGGCTTATAATTCCGTTATCAAGTGCCTCGTTGTCTTTGTATGTTAGGATAATCTTTTCTGCATCTTCTTGATCTTCGATTTCTGTTTGTACCCAAAATTCAGCAGTTGGATTGTAGTCTAAAAATACTTCGTTTTTTGTACGTATTGAAAGTTCGTTATAAGATTCAAAGCTTACACTATTGCACTCGTTAATGTAAAGAATACTTCTACGTCCACCACGAAGTTTACTTGAATCGTCTGCACTAAAAAATTCTATAAAACTTCCGTTTGCAAATTCGTATTTTAGTAGTGACTTGTTAAATCTGTCATCTACAAACCTGTTGATTGATTTCATAATCTTCACAAAATCTCTTAAAGCACCTCTTCTTAAGTGTGGAATAGATTCTGATACAACGCTTATTTCTGTGTTAGGTGTTTTGGCTGCACGGTCTATTAGAATTGGAAGTATGCCGTATGTCTTTCCTGCTGATGTTCCACCTTGAACAATCTTAATCCGTTTTTTTAACGCAAGTATTTTATTTATTGCCGTTGTCCTTTGAAACATCTGGAAAAAGTGGTTGCTCTATATTCGTTTGTTCTATCTGTTCTTTTAAGCTGTTTAAACGTGCAGTAATGCTTGGATTGTATTGTCCAACCATACCACCTTTAATCTGATCATCTCGTATTTCCTTGCGTATGCGTGTAGAGATAGTACTGAAATCTTCGTATCTCTTTTCTGTATTCTCTAAATAATGCTTTGCAGTGAAGTTAAATTTCTTATGACAGTATAGTTCAAACCCCTCTATAGTTAGTGGAACTTCTAATGGTTCTCCTACCATATCTCCTGTTCTTTGATTTAAGTGATATTTAAATCGTGGATTCGTTTTTGTGTAGGTTTTGTATGCTTCAAAAATGTCTTCTAATTCTTGTGGGTCTTTTAAGCTTTTTGTTCTTCCTCTTTTTGCCATATTATTTTTCTTCGTAAGTTTCGTAAACTTTTTTAATTCTGTTATTGATATCTCTTAAACAACTTGCACAAGTAGTGTATTGTTGTTTAGTTTTAAATACTCTATTGTAAATTACTAATAGATCACGTTGTTCGCTTGGCTTCATTCTATTGCTATCTTTTGCAAACCATTCTTTTAAATATTCGTATTCGTCTTTTTGTAGGCATTGTGCTTTAAATCTTCTTGGAAATAATGCATTTAATTTTTCCTTACGTTCTTCGCATCCACAGTCATCGCCTGCCAACCATTTAACAGCTTTCTTTATTCCTGTAGCTTCTGTTACCTTTTCGATAGCGTCTCCTAAACCCTCCACAGGTTGCTGCTTCTTCCAGTCTTTATACTCTTTACTTCTTTTGTCTAAACCTAAATAATATTCTTCGTTTTTTTCCATAATTATATTAGTTCGTAATCTTCGTTTTTATAATCTTCGTAATCTTCTTTTATGTTTTCTTTTAGTTTTCCTTTGCAGTATTTTATTGTTTGAAATATACTACTTGTACTTATTCGTGTTTCATCAGCCAAGTCGCGCATACTCATTCCACTATCAAAATAATGATTGAATAACATTTTATCATACCAGTGCCAGGTTTCAGCTTCTTCTTTTACTCGTTTGATCATACTGCTAAAAGCTTCTTCTTTTGATATATAGTCATAAGTTACACCAATGTCTTTACGTTCTTCTATATTAACCATCTGATGCTTGTTTCGTTCTTTTGTCAAATCTCTAAATATATTTTTTAAAGTAAAATGTATGTAGGCACGGTTAAGTTGTCCGTCTTTTCGTATAACCTTTTCTCTGTCTGCATACTTGTGTAATCTTATATACATTTCCTGAACGATATCTTCTGCGTAGAAGTCTTCTCCGTAGCTTTGTACGATTCTCAAATAGTCAGCGTGAAACTTTGCAACCTCTTTAAGCCAGTTCATTGATTAGATATTAAACAAATGTAATGATTATTTTCTAATAATGTATAGACGAAGTTTTTAACGAATAGTTGTGAATAAAAAAAAGCACC